CTACTTAGGATTAAACCTGAGTAGATGTTTCAGTACCAAGTGGTGAAACTAATGGGAATGGATCTCCTGCCGCAACTTTACCACCTAATGTGTTTGGACCCGCTACATGTACAGCATTATCGTATCTTACTGATAAATCAATATTTACGATGTCACTAGCATCATAAGAATGATCGCTGTAGTTAACCTCTGCTAACATACAACCTTCTAGTTCCCACTGTTCTGTAGGTTCTGCGTTTGTACCGTCTAACACTTGGATTAATGCGTCGAACTTGTAGTCTCCACCACTAACTGCGGTAGTTTGTTCGAAATGGTTAAACTGTCTTTGGATCTGTTGACCGACTAAAGCGGCAACACTATTAGTAATATCGTCTCTAAGGCTTAAGGAAATTGCGTTCCATTCATGTTTACCCGCTATATAGGCTCTCGAGTTATAACTGTGAACGACGACTTCTTCCATTGTGAAGGTTGGTCTAGTCACACTTACAACATTCTGAGTAAGTTCGTCTGTTCTTCCACCAGCACCAAAACCTGTTAAGATTACACGGAATCTATATTTTAGTTTAGGTTGTAAAATACCAAGACGAGCACCCTCAATAGGTACACCGAATTTATCTTTTGTTACTGCCATTTCTTTTACTCCTAATTAAGTATTACTCAATATTATACGTTTATTTATCATTTTTCGGCCAAAAATAAAGGGCGGATAAAAACCGCCCTTTAAAGTAGTTAAATTTAGGTTTAACTAGAACCTGTCTGACCAAGTGTTGACTGAATTCTGATCGGAATATAGATAAATTCAACTGCTTTAGTTGGTTGAATTGCTATATCTAAATACAGTTCGTTTCTGTCAATTCTTGCTGGTGTATTATTAGTTGTGTCACAAACACTAATGAAGTCAAATAAACCTCTTAATGTTACAAGTTCTGACAATAATGAGTCAGCAACTCTTTTGACACCACTTCTAGTAATACCATCGTTTGGTTCAAATAAGAAAGGCTTAACTGCGATATCTAACTGATATCTAATGTAGTTAATCAATCTTGCTACGTTAATTCTATCTAACGCACTTGCTGTAGGATTAAGTGTCTTTTGTCCAAATACCACTAAGCCTCTTCCTGGGAAGTTTGCTATTGGGTTAATTTTGTTTGAATAAAGAGCATCTCTTTGTCCTTCGTTAAGTGACACAGGTTGGAATTCATTAGATACTTTATCTAAGAAACCAACACTTGTAGCATTTTGAACGAGTCCTCTTTGATATCCTGCTGGAGCAAACCATTGATACGCCACGTTGTCATTAAAAGCAAATGTTCTAAGTGCTATATGACTTGGTGGTACCATAACGTTTGTACCGTCTAGGTTTGTTGTTAAACCTGGTGGATAGTGTACTGATACATATGGACTCGAAGATATTAAACCATCTTCGCCATTTTCACTAGCATTATTAGAATTCTTCGACCAAGCATTCAATGATGTTGCGTCTGAAGATAATCTAAATGGAGAGTCACCTACAATAAATGCTACTTCTTTCTTATCAGTATTCAAAGTTATCATTTCGTCCATAAGTTCTGGATATGCCGGAGTAGAAATCAAGTTAAAGAAGTTCACTTCACTTCTTATATCTTCATTACTTGAAATTGCCGCTTGTAATCCATTTACTACAACTTTTCTTTGAGCCTTTCTGCCCATGTATGGAGTGCCGTCTACTTTATTACCTGAGAAGTCAACCCATACATTACCGTGGTTAACACCACTTGTTGTATAGTTTACTTTGTACTGCTTAACATTTTTACCAGAACCTCTCTTGTTCCATGCTAAAATGTTATTTGGTACAGTATTTGCCGCTGGAGCATCACTGTCTAGACCTGCTTGGTTAGTAGCAGTACTTGGTCCTAAGTCTGCAAAGATAATACCATCACTTGTCACTTGGTCGCCATTGTCGACAAGTACCCAAGCACTAGATTTTCTTTTGTAGATTTTAGGATAATCTTCTAAATCATCTGAATCGATCCAAAGATCGCCATCAACTAATGAACCGCCGTCACTTTGTAATGAAGGCTCACTTGCTGATACGTTTACATCGTAGTCATCTGAGTATTTTGTCCAGGTTTGAGTACCAGCAACGTTCTTATTATACCACATGTCAACAGATGCTCTGTCGTCATACCATAATGTTCCGTCAACTAAATCACCTACTGGTGCGTTGTCACCAAAACTATAATAAGCAGATGTTACTGATTGTACTGGTTTCCAGTTACTGTAGGTACCTGCTGTAATGTTTACATTACTTGGTCCAAACCCACTAACTGTACCTGCTCTGACTCTAATGTCTTTACCTTTTGAGTCAGTAATTGTTAATTTGCCACCTACGTTCGAAGCAGTAACGTCTGAAGCACTAGCACTACTTAATGCTGAGTTGATGTCTAGAACCATGTCATCGACACTTGCTTTACCGTTATCTGTTTCAGTTGTAAATGTTACGTTTACATTAGCACCTTGGTTTAAGTTTAAAACTAAACTCACTAAACCTGCGTGTGGTGATACGTCAGCATTTCCTAATGCGGAACTACTTTGTACTTGTAAACTTGAAGATCCATTGTGTCTCTTAATGTTAAATTTAGCATTAGTCTGAGAGTCATCGTTATCTGGATCAAATTCTACAAACAAGTCGCCGTCTGCTGGACTACTAACTGCTGAGTAGGCCGCCGCTGTATTGGCATAAGCACTTACTGATTGAGAAACAAAAGACTTTGTTGATGCGTTATATACTTTAACACCGTAATTTAAACCACTTGCTAATGAAGTTGTTTGTACGATCATATCGCCATTTGCTAATGCGCCACCGTCGCCTTGTAAAACTGGTCTGTTTAAATGTGTACAAACTTGGAAATCTTTTCCAACAACATTTACAAATGATGTTGCGTCTGTAGACATGTCATACCATACACTTGAATACTTGTAGTAGTATGATACATTTGCTGTTGCGTTACCGCTACTGTCAACACCTAAAACTGCTATATCGCCGTCTTTACCGACTGAATTTTTTGGTGCCCCACCACTGGATACGTCATCTTTAGTAAAGATGTACGGTGATGAGAATTCTTCGTATTTGTTTGAAGATGTGTTGTATTTGAAAATACCCCACTTAGTTGCTGAACTATCTAGCCAAACTGTTCCATCTGCTGGAGCAATTGAAGGAGCACTTGATAGTGGTTTAAGTTCATTAAGATCAACATCTGCTCTAAGAACGAATGCCCTAGAAGCCAATCCTAAGAAACTATGAGCCGCTAATAAGCCATACTCGTTAAGTTCATTACCATGTGAAGGTGTTCCGCCCGAACTATAAAAAGTTGGGTTTCCAAACTGTTGTAGAAGTTCTCTTTGACTTGTAATTAATTTCACTTCATTTGCTTCTGCTTTCTTAGTGAAACCGGCAATTCCGCTACCATCTGGATTTAATTTATCTTGATGTGTTGCAATTATAATCAAAGGTACTGTACCAGGTCCACCGGGACTGTAAAAACTTTCGTCTGATACGGTGATATCTACACCAGGTGATACTAATGTTGCCATAATATTCTCCTATTTTACCTTATTTGGTTACTAGTATTTATTAAAATTTTGTTTATTTGCGGTATTATAGAAATGGCAAATCTCAAAAATTTGCTCGAAATGATAAATATACCTCAGACTATTTCTAGTCCTGTTTCATGGAATATTTTAGGCTTTTGCGGTAGTTTTTGTATGATTTCGTCCACATTAGCATACAGATCTTCTAATGTACTGTCATTACTGAGTGTATAATCTATTTTAGAACCAATCCAGTCCCACTCGCTAGTATGAACATCTTTAAAATCTCTATTCATAATATGTCTTGCTACTGCGTCGCCTTCGTTGGCTTTTAGAGCAATGTCATACCATTCTGGTTTTTCATTGCGTTGTACTAGTATTGTAATGCCGCCTACTCTTCTAATTAAGTCGACTTCATTTTTAAATCTACAATCGCTTATTACAACACATTCATTTTGGTGATGTAGTTTTTTTACTCTATATTCTAAACTGCTTAACCATATATCTTGATTAAAATGATTTCGCATTACGTCTGTGCCTATAAGTTGTAATGCTAAACGTGGTGTAAAATTATGTATGCTTAACTTTTTACTCCAATAAAGATCGACACTTTCTCTAAAGTCTCTGCTTTCGTCTGTTTCGCCTTCAAGCATGTGTCGATCCCACCCAAATACATGAGCACATAAATCTTTTAGGGGGCCTGCGAATGAAGTTGGTACGCAACCTTTTGTTGCTAAATATTTTGCTACGGTGTTTTTACCTGATCCGATGTTTCCTAGTAATCCTATTGTGTTCATTTATCCAATAATAAAGCCGTAATTTCGATTTCCTTCTTCCATATTAATTATTGATTGTAATAATCTTTCTTTATCAGAAGCGGCCTCTTGCTTTAAAGCATCGCCGTTTAACTGAACAGAACCACCGGGTCCTGGTAAGCCTGATGAATATTTACTTCTTGCTTCTCCGAGCATCATTTTTGATTCTGCTAATGCCCAATCTGCCATCCACGGTCTTGTATATTCGTTTTGTAATAAACTTTGTTCTGGAACTAAATTAGAAACTTGTATCATAATATCTTCTGATATTGCGATTCTTCTAAGTATTTTTAAAACTTTTGTATTAGTATTAAATGTAAAGTTGTATTCACCTCCAAAGATTCTGTTTAATGTTTCTTTGTATTGTGTAAAAGCATCATAGTTTGCTAATCCACCAACAACTCCAGCATTTATAAGATAAGTGTTTTGGAAAGCAATGTCAAAGGGATCAAAGTTTGTACCTGTACCAATATTACCACCGCCAACACCTCTACGATAAACTCTTCTAATATTTAATATTTCACTAGGTAAAGTGTACTCTTGTACGTCTGGTTGCGTTTGTAAAAAAGCATAACTTTCTTCTACGGCGGCATCACTTCTGCTTCTAAGAGTCTGAATTGCTCTGTCAATGGCTAGATTATAATGTTCTGGATCTAGTTCCACATCTATCATACCGTCACCAAGTCGTAACTTTATTTCTGTAATAAGTTTATCTCTAGGGGTTTCAATCGCACTCATGTAAACTATTTATCAAAAAGAACGAAGTATTATAGTGTGCTCGTTAAATCTGCCGTTAAGTTTTGTTGGTGTTGTTGTCAATTCTTCAAAAGATTTTTTACATTTAAGTTTGCCAGCATCAAAGTTTTTAATCATTTCTGCTGGTTTCCTAAGGGTTTTTTGAACACTACTCTCCTCATCAAAGTCCTGTAAGGTTGTTCCTTTTACCATTATGCCTGTGCCTGGTCTTGCTAATCCTTTTGGATCAATATTTTTTGCTTTATAAACACCTATCTTTCTAGTCTTAGTGTTGTACACCCAAACCTCGTTAGCATACACAATATCAGTTGGATGTAAACTTGCTAGTCCTAGTTCAGGAAAGTTTATGGCATACTTTAATTTTTTGACGATTGCCTCTTTAGACCGTGCTTTAGGCTTACGAGCCTTGCGTGTAGTTGCTTTAGTTTGAATAATAGTATCACAAGCAGTATTAATCTTTTCAAACAGTTCTACAAATGCCTTACGCATCTTAACATCAAAGTGACCGTATGCTTCTTTTATGTCATCGTCCTTCCATGCTTTGACTTCTAATGCTTCTGTGTGTTGACCTTCAAACTCTTCTTTAATTAATTTCGCATGAGGACCTTTTATTTCAGGTTGATATGCAATCATCATCTTATATGGATCAAAATCTTTTATAGTTTTATTACCATCTACAAGTTCATCAATGAAAAATTCAAACTCAGCACAAAGTTCAGTTATCTGATCTCTCATTCTGTCTTGGATACTAATTACAGGTTTTGCTTTTTTCTCTTCTATCTTTACTTTTTTCTCTTTTAGGTATTTCTTACCTTTGGGAATCCACTCTTCTACCTTACGTTTTTCAAAATGTTGACGTAAAGAGTCAGGCATATAACCTAATTTGTGATATGAATAAAAACTTGTAATACAAGAACTAAATGTCCAATCAGGATTTGCTAAAATTATTTTAACATCTTCTTTAGACCAACCAGAATGTGTTTTAATCCATTCTTTTACTACAGGCAATCCTTTAGTTTTGTTTATTTCTGTTCGTACGAAATACTCGCAACTGCGAAATGCTTTTTCTCTTTCTTCGGGATCTGTAATTAATTTCAAAGTTTTCCAATCAGGTTCCTTTGTAACGTACACAGATCGTATTTGCTTCTTTCTAGGCATACCAATAATTACTCATTTTAAAAACTATATATAATTTTTCTGGCAAAAACGGTGTCAAATAGAATCTAAAACAACTAAATTAGGTCGTCTTTAGTTAATTCTACTGCTCTTATTCTTGGATTCCTCTTACGTGGTTTACCCATTGCCCATAGTTTTTCCCACATAAGTCCAGCACCCATCGTAAGGCCTTCTTTAAAACCAATGTTATACGAAGTGTAACCTACACCAATTATACAAAAACCAAATATAATGTATTCTATTGTCTCCATGTTATTATAATAACAAAAAACGTATCCTTTGTCAATCTGATAAATACAGTTATGCCAAAGATAAGTTTATGGAATCCAGTCAAAAGAAACGACTACAAGTTTATTGATAGTATTGTTGCGGAAAATATTTACGCAGGTGGTACAGGTGTAAACGTACACAAATACTTAGGAGTTCACAATCAGGGTGATACTAATGACTTTACACAACCACAAGAACAAAATGATTATCAATCCGATGGTAATCAACGTACTGGAGAAACATTTATACAAGATGTATTGTTTTTAGAAAACAGAGACAGAAAGTATAGTGATGATATTTATGAATTACGAGGTGCTTATAATGTAGGTGATAATGATTTTGATCTTACGCAATTCGGAATGTTTTTATCAAACGATACACTTTTTATGAATTTTCATTTAGATACCATGGTAGATACTATTGGTAGAAAGTTAATGGCAGGTGATGTTATAGAATTACCACATCTTAGAGATGACTTGCTACTCGACGAACGCAAAGATGCTGTAAACAGATTTTATGTTGTTACAGATGCTAGTAGGCCGTCAGAAGGTTTTGATCCTAATTGGTGGCCTCACATGTGGAGAGTAAAGTTAGGACCAATAAGCGACAGTCAAGAATACAGAGATATTATTGGTTATGGCGACGAAGAAGACGATTTACGAAATGTTATTAGTACTTACAAAGACGAAATTGATATTTCAGATGCTATTGTTCAACAAGCAGAAAACAATGTACCGCATGATCCTTATTATTCCGCAGGTGCTCATATGTTTGTTGACGAAGAAGCAAAAGGCAAACCGTTTATTGGAACAATCGAAGGTGCTCCTAACGGTGCTACACTTTTAGGTAGTGGTATATCATTCCCGTTAGCATCATCAGATGGTGATTATTTTCTTAGAACTGACTTTAATCCTAGTAGAATATTTAAAAAGCAAGGCAATCGTTGGGTCAAAGTAGCAGACGATAATAAGAGAGTGTTCTCAAGTGCTAATAGAATACTTGACACATTTATTAATAACACCACTACAACAACAAACACAGACAATTCTACAACTAATGAACGTACTTATGTTAGTAAGATTGTCAAACCAAAGACGGATAATTAAGAATGCAGTATTGGTACGATGAACAGATAAGAAGATACATTCTACAATTTATTAGAATTTTTCATGCTTTTAAAGTAGCAGAAGGAAAAAGAGATGGTAAAGATATAGTGTATAATACTGTGCCTGTTAGATATGCTGATCCAAGCAGAATGGTTTCGCATTTACTGAGAGAAAATTCAGAAAACGTTATTAATAGTACACCTTTTATAGGCGTTAGTATTAATAGTTTACAATTAGCACGTGATAGAACACAAGATCCGTTTTTTACAGATACTAAAAGTATATCAGAAAGAAAATTTAATGATGATACACAATCATATACAAGTGAACAGGGTAATCAGTATACTGTAAATAGATATATGCCGGTGCCCTTTAACCTTACAATGCAGGTCGATGTATGGACACCTAATACTGATACAAAACTACAATTAATGGAGCAAATATTAGTTCTATTTAATCCAACAATCCAATTACAGCAAAATACTAATCCGTTTGATTGGACTCAAATTGTAGAAGTAGAACTTACAGATATACAGTTTAATAACAGAACATTACCGCAAGGTGTTGATGAACAAATAGATGTCTCAACATTAACATTTACATTACCTATTTGGATTAATCCTCCTGCTAAGGTTAAACGTCAAAGTATTATACACGAAATACAAACAAATGTGTTTGCTGATTTTGGCGGTCAAGACTTAACAGACTTAGGTTACGATGATGACATTTATGATTTCTTTAGAAACTTTGACCTGACATCCAGAGTTATTGTAACGCCAGGTAATTATAGACTTCAAGTTGTTGACGGAACAGCAACACTTTTTGATTCGGCAGGAGTAAACACTAAGAAATGGTCAGAACTTTTAGAAATGTACGACAAAGAATTGAAAGACAACATAAGTCTTTTAAAGTTGAAGATAATAGATGACTTAGATGATGACACACAAGACATAGCAGGTACTGTTGCTATCAATCCTTTAGACGATACGCAACTAATTTTTACATTAGATTTTGATACTTTGCCAACATCAACAATAGGTGACGTTAATAAAATACTAGATCCAACAAAAAATTATCCTGGAGATGGTACAATACCTAATTTAGAGTATGGTCAACGTTATCTAATCACGGAGGATTTAGGTGATGGTTATCCAAATTGGGGTGTTACAGCATCAGAAAACGATATAATCGAATATAACACAAATGGATGGTCAGTTTCTTTTGATGCTAGTGCCAACTCTAATAATATTGTCACTACAAAAAACTTAAATACTAATAAAGTTTATAGATGGACGGGCAAACAATGGATGAGCATATACGAGGGAGAGTACAATCCAGGGTATTGGACTCTAATCCTGTAGAGCCTTTTGCTGGCATCATCGGTGTTGGCACTATTTTTCTATCGTTAAAAACTAACAGAGTACTTTTACAATTCAGAAACAGCGACAAAAGACAAAAACACACTTGGGGATTCTGGGGAGGTATAGTCGAAAAGGGAGAATCGCCCTATGAAGCACTGATTAGAGAAGTTGAAGAAGAGTTAGGCATAGTTCCAGATATCAATAAACTTAATCCAATCGATGTTTACCAAAGCAAAGACAGAAAATTTATGTACTATAGTTTTGTAGCAGTGATTGAAGATGAGTTTTTACCTACTCTCAACGGCGAAAGTTGTGGGTATGCGTGGGTAAATATAGGTAATTGGCCTAAACCACTTCATGAAGGTGCTAGAGCAACTCTACTTTACAACAAAGGTAGAGATAAATTACAAACTATATTGGAGTTACATAAAAACAATGTCGGACATAATTGATTTTAGATTCGTAAGATTTGAATCATTACTTATAAAGTTTGCAAGGTCTAACGAAATACCTACAGATTTTCTAGATGGCAGTATGGATCTAGATTATCTATCAACGAAATATAAGTCCCAACTATCTGACTACCATTTAAAATTAGTAACAAAACTAAAAAGGCTGATGTCTAGTAAAATTAAGAAAAGTGCTGATAATGTATTAGAGGCATTTATGGAAGAATACATTTACTTTTACAATAATCAGTGTACAAAAGAAGAAAAGTGGCGTATATACGAAGTTGCTTGTAAATACAGACCTAATCTAAATCCAATCAGAGCATTATATTACGAGTTATTAAGTATAATGAACAGTTTTAATCCTGAGAATAGTGTACATCACATAGTAATCGACTTGTTTATGGACAGCGAATGGCGTAACAGTATTATAAATTGTGTTACAAAAGACATGAAAGCAATAGATAAAATTTTGACTACTTATAGATATCCGTTAGACAAGATAGGTGAAAAGCCATTTGAATTTTTATATCTTATAGAACTTCGAAAAGATCTTAATACAGCAAGAGGTGTGTTTAGATCAATGGAACATTGGTCACCGGACGAATAATTGTTGTAATCCTTTGTTAGAAGATATGTGATCTTGTTGGTCAGTTATGTCAAACCCTAATGTAATCCTTGGTTTATTTACTTGATCACACTCTACTTTGTGTTGTAAATTACCATGCCCAATATAAATATTACCAATCTCATTACTTATAGTAAAGTCTTCAAATACTGTTTTGCTTTGTAAAGGCTGAATGCTTATATATCCGTGATATGGCCACTTATGATCATGCCAATCAAGTAACTGATGTTCTAAATGAAAATTCAACCAACTTTGATAACAAAGATCTTTATCATTGCCTATAAAGTCTATAGCACAATCGCGTAATTCACGATATAAATCTGTCCATATCTTTTTAGGAGAAGCATATGAAAAAATATTATACTTGTCATATGACCATGTCGAATCATAATTGTTTAAAGTTTTGCCTACTTCTTTAAATAATGATGTACAATCAGAAACAAATTCTTTGTGATTATCTATCACAGTTTGTGATTTGTAAATTTTATACATGCTTTTACTTATAAAGTTTGCGAGTTTCACCATTAAACAATGGTGTATATATTTTTACAGGCTCTTCCTTGCCTTTGACTTTGACTTCGCCCAGTTGCGAAAATGCTATGTCAGGACATTCTAAATAGGTGTACTCAGAAACAAGTATTGGCACATCCTCTTGGCGTGTCTGTGCTTCTAATCTAGCACCTAAGTTTACAGCATCGCCTACAACACTATAATCTAATCTAGTTTCAGCACCCATATTGCCTACAATACATGTACCTGTGTTTACACCAGTACCAAATTTTACTCTTGGCAAGCCACGTTCTTCCATTTCCTTCTCTAGTTCGTCGCCAAGCAGTTCAATTTCTATTGCTGTTTTAACTGCCATCTCAGCATGGTTCTCACAAGGTAAAGGTGCGTTCCAAAATGCCATTATACAATCACCCATGAACTTGTCTATTGTACCACCGTTCTTTAAAACTATTTTTGTCATTTTATCTAAGAAACTGTTTATTAGTTCTACTAATCCTTCAGGATCATCTTCTTTCATATACTTTTCTGATATAGGTGTAAAGCCGACTATGTCAGCAAACATAAAACTCATTTGTTTTCTTTCACCGCCCAGTTTCATTAAACTAGGATCTTTAACTAACATATCAACATATTCTGGAGATAT